GTTTAAAAAGGGCACTAAAACTAAACCAGTTCCCCTGCACATCGAGCAATCTGATACCTCATGCTTAACTGTCCTGCGGTAATTCTCCCTACGGATCCTTAAAGCCTTTTCAAGTTCATGGATCGTTTCTTCTCGCTTAAAAATTTTAACCCCTGTTAAATCCTTGGATGCTGCCAAAAGTTCCTCAGGCCCATAACCTTCAGAAGCAAAGTAGGTTGACCATGCGAGCAACATTTTTAATTCCCTTTCCTGATCCCAGCCATAAAAGGTGGAATGAAATTGAATCCAATCGGGCCAATCGAAATAAGCTGCGTTTGCATCGATAGTGATATTCATGGTTGAATCCTCTGTGGTAACTGAAATCCCTTGGGCATTGCTGACATAGCTGCCTGCAGATCAGGCTTGGCTTTGCCGTTGGTTTGAAAGTTTCTTGGTTGCGCTGGCCTATCTGTTTGGGTTGCCATCCATCTGGACAGGAATGATGGCATTCCCTTTGCCGTTTTTCGCTTAGATGTATTGGTCTCTGTCCAAAGCTTGGCTTTCTTAATCCAATCCAAAATAGGGGCATCTGGATAGGCTTCTTGGATCTGATCAAAAAGCTTTTGAGTTAGTGACCATGTCTTTGGATTTCCTACACATGGAAAGATCATTTCAGGTTGGTAAAGTTCTGGGCTGGTTGGCTCAGAGATGGGAACCAGCTCAGAGCAGGTGTCTGCCTCTCCTCTCCTCTCTCTCTCCTCTGTCTCTTCCTCTTCTCTTCTCTCCTCTACTCTAGGCACTGTTTTGCACACATCTGCTTGCAGGTTGCTAGCATCTGCTTGCATAGTGCTAGCATCAACTTCAATAATTTTAAATAACCCTTTATCCAGTAATGACTTAACACCTTTAAGGCATTCAGCATCAGTAACCCTCAGAACCACTGCAATGTCTTCAATACAGTAGGGTATGTGTCCATCTGTATAGGCACTGGCCAAAATCCACAACATGGGGCAAAGTGATCTCCCGAACACATCCAAGCGCAAGAATGCAGGGTCCATCAGGCACCCTCTGTGCAGTTTTATCCAGGGTGGATTCCTGTTCTTGTAGTGTTGAAAGTTGGACCAGTTTTTAGGTACTAGGAATTGCATTGTTTCTCTCTTTAGTTATGGGTGGGGTAATTCCCCCACCCTGTTATAAAACCCCATTGCAAAGTTCAACCGGCCGTGTCTCACTCCCAGGTAGGATGAGATGGCCCAGTGCAATGGGATTACTCCTTTAAACTGTTGGCTATCGCCAAGTAAGCTGCAGCATCTTCAAGTGAATCCTGATGATGCCCTTTAGAAAGTCGCGCAATTTTTAGCTGACACATCATGATTGCGACATCGTAAGGTGTCACTTCTGATCCAAGATATTCAGACCAGTAAAGCGCAATCTTGGTAAAGCTGACTACTGGGGGTTCATACTCAGCAGCTCGCTCCCTGATGAGGTCATAGCAGCGTTCAAAGAATGCTGAAATGTTTTCATGTTCATCTGGTGGTAAAGGTGGATCGTATATTAATGTCATGAATGCTGTTCCTTTTTTGCGTGAAGTATTACGATAAGGTGATACTCACAAAGAATAATTAAATGGTCAGGGTGTTCAGCCGAAAATGCGCTGTAGTCCTTGTGGTGAGCGTTAAGATTAGAACGGCAAGCACACCTTACACCATCTGGGTAGACATGTTCACATCTTCCACCCGATGCCATTAATGCTTCAAATCTGGAAACAGGATCAATCTTCAATGTGGTACCCCTTATTATTTCTTTTGACTTTCCATTTTCTAAAAAAAACATTTTTAGTAAACAGGGCATAAGTAATCTTTTGCAATCCATCAGGCATTGATCGATTATTCCTGTGCCTGCTCCTCCTCAAGATTTCTGCCTCTGAAAAATCATTAAGCAAAAAGTATTCCAATTGTTCATTCGAGATAAACTTATGCTCGGATAGGTGGTCTTGAATTTTCTGGGTGCTAGTTCGTTTTTTATGACTCATATTCACTCCCTACTAATTTCAGCTTCCCATCTTTTAATGTGAGTAGATGCAAGGCTTAGGAAATGTAAAAACTGGATTCTCTGTTCTGGATTAAATCTAAGGTTCTTAATATTGCTTCTAGTTAAAAAATTTGCAGCAGCTGTCATCGTGGTTATAGCCTGATTGATCTGTCGCTGATCTTCTCGCATCCCAGTTGTAAGTTGGGATTCTTGCAGCTTGACATCGGAAACTTTCTCAATGTCCTGTATAATTTGATCAGTTGAATTTCCCAAACTATTCCCAGCTTTAATCAGTTGCTGTACAGTAGGAACGCTCAATGAAGCCCCTGCATTAAGGATGCAGGTAGCAAATTTTAAATTTGCTTTATCATCATTCCTTTTTAAAATCTGCCAAGAATCTTCAAGCACCCCCCTCTTCATAATGTCGATTTTTTCTTGCGGTAACCCAGACCTCTTAAGTTCCCTTTTGCTTTGTTCGATTTGGAAATTACTTCTAAGGGTTGCCATTGGAATATTAAAGTTTTTGGCTTGCTCCATGAATAGCGTTGCTAAATTTAACAATGGGTTTTTATCCAATAGCTTGCACACCTCTTGGGTAGCCTGTTTGATTGCTATCTTCTTTCGTTCTATTGGGTCATTCATAACTCCATGAATATCATTGGCTCGTGAAGAAATTGCGTAACAGATATCATCAGAAACTTTATTATCAAGAACATATGCAGGGATTTGTTCCAAATCCTTAGCAAACACATAATGCCTATGCCTGCCATCTATAACAGAATGTGTACCATTAATATTTTTCCTAACAATAATAGCAGGGAATATGGCACCTGCCTTACTATCAGCCTCTAAGTCCTCAATTATTTTACTGGATAAGTGAGAGTTATTAGAGTGAGTTCCTTGATTTAAAATCCTGACTTGGAAGCTAGAGGATTGTGAAATTTTCTTGGTTGGAACATATTCTAAAGTAGCTTCCACCTGAAGATCTTGAAAAAGGTTTTCGGTTTGTATGTGCTTGTGTTTTATTAGTTCAACTGCTGTCATTTGTATCCTCAAAAAAAAAGGTTTTAAAAATATCAGGCTGGCTAGTTCTTGCAACAAGCAAGGTGTGTTACTAAGCCAATATCTCATATGGCATAACCAGCCTGATAAGCTCATGAATACAATTGCTGTCAGTGGGTGGGTGCTGACAGCCCCATCAAGGTATCTCAGGGGCAATGATAACCCTGCCACCCCTAATGGGTGGTCTAGAATGGCAGTTGATCCAGTTCAGCCTGGAGATCTGCATTTGATTCTGATAGCTCATCCAATCCAATAGAAGGGTAATTATTAGATGTCGTGCTTTTATGGAAACTTAGGATGTGATTGGTCAAGGTTTCCCCTGCCTTAATCAGTTCATTTTCATAAGGCTTATTAAACTTTGGCCCCCATGCTTCAACATCAAAGCCAAGTCTGCCCAAGCTGGTTAATAACCTTCTGAAGTCTGCATCAGTCTTCAACCAATAAGTAATCTGAGTTTCAACCCCTGCCAACATCACCTTGATTTGGTAGGTCTGTTTTTCCTCACCAGTCTCCTTGATGGTAACTTTTACAAAACCAGCAAAGGAAATCTTTCCTGAGTATTTGCCATCTGCAAGATCAACAGCTTTGGCAAACTTTGATTTTGGTTTCAAATCCTGTTGTTCATTCATAAAATCCATTAATCATTCTCCTATTTAATTCTTAAAGAAGTTCCGCGCGGTAGTAATTTGACACCTTGAATTTCCGTACCCATTTCCAAAGCTTTCCTAATGCTGGAATTATCCGCTTCAATGGTGATCTTTTGGAATTGGACTGGTAACTGATCTGCTGGTACATCCACCACTAAGGGTTGGACCCCACCATTATTGGCAATGCTTACCTTAAAGGTTTTGCATTCAAGCTTTTGAATGGATTGAGTTTCAAAGAAAAACTTAAGCCTTTCCTTTAGACTCTTAACCATGTTTTCATTGGTCAGGGCCAAGTTCCTAATCCTCTTGGCTTCTGCCTGCCTTACTAAAGCCCTTCCTTCAAGCTCCCTAATTAGCCAGCAGTAATTTTCAATCTTGGCTTCAATGCTGCCTTCCAGTTCTTTTAATAGATCATCAATGGTGGTATCGATTTCCCCTGTCAACTCTCCTGCATCATCCGTCTTGGCTTCTGTTTCCATCCAGAATTTCATGATTGCTGCAGAGGAGGATAAATCAAATAAGCTCATTATTTAGCCCCCATCTTTTTGGCTATCAGCTTTTCAGCATCGATCCGTTGAGCTTCTACCAACTGATCCACTGAGGAAACTTTGTAATGTTTCAGCATGGCTTGCATGGTGCCAGGGAAAGCATGTTCAACTGCTAGGCATGCCTCTTGGAAAGTTTCCATGGGCTTATGCTTATCCACTACTACTGGTGCTGTCAGAGATGCGACAACAGGCCTGATAGGCTGAGCTTGAATTTGGGATTCCACCTCAGTTTCATCCAACCAACCCAAACCACAGATGCTAAGGGTTACCCTGCGCTTAGCTTTAGTCTCAGCACACATAAGTTTGTTAGACCTAGCTTCACCCTGCAAACCCTTCAAACTGACCACCCCACAGGATTCATCAGTGCGCCCTGTCATGTCTTCTGCTCGAGCTGTCACTGTGTAGATGTCTTCCACCAGTTCCCTAGATAGGATCTGGATGCTAACCCCATGAAGTTTCCTAAGCTGATCACTGCAAGCTCGGGTGGCATATAACTTCAACTTCCCACCCAAAGGGATGAACTCAAAGGGCTGGGTGTGTGGGTTCAGGCCCAAGCTTTCACAGACCCTAAGGTAATAGGCACTGCGTTGGTCTTCACTCAGGGTGCTAAGATCGCCCTGGATAAGGACCGCATCCGTTTTAATAGCTACTGAAACAGTAGGCTTTTCCATATTATTTTTTGTCTTCAAAGCTGTCATTTAACATTTCCTTGCGAAAGATTTTAAAGTTTCTTGGTCCCTCAAAAACCATTTGATAGGATCCATCCACTGCTCTTTTAAGGGTGACTACCAGAATTTGGTTAGGATCACTCTCATCCCAGATCATTACCGATTCATTCACTTTTCTTTCTAATACCAGTGGCATCCTTGCTACTCCTTATCTTTGGGTTCATCGTCATGTAAAACCGCCATATACTCTGCCAGGACTTCTAGATGTCGTTTCACTCTCCCTTCTATGTGTTTCTGTTGTCGTTTGGTATTCTCAGGATGCAGTTGTGAAGAGAAGTCCAAGACCTTGGACATCTGATCCAGTAACAGGTTTGCCATTTGTCGTGTCATCCGTGCCATATGTGTGACTCCTATAAACTTATCCTATCTTAATAGTTTAAAGTTGTCTGTCTGACACCTGCCAGACATCTGCCGTCAGAAGTCTGACACGGCTATCTGTTGATTTTGTAACCACCTTTAGCGCGGATAATGATCATGCGTTCGACCATGTTGGACAGGCATGCTCTGAAGCTGCTACTGTTTTCTAGCTCTAGAAGATTGGCTATCTCTTGCGCTGATATGATTTCTTTTTTAACGAACTTAAGGATTAGCAATTCAAGCTCGGTAAAGAACCGCCAGTGCTTGGGTCGCTTATTTTTTTTCCGCGCTGGTGGGGTGTTATCAGGGCGGGATTCATCAGAGATAAATTTAAAACTATCTGGGGCTGACATTAGTGGAATCCTTCCAGCTAGATTGATGATTATGATAATTTAGGGGGGGGGGGGGGGGGGTAGGGTAACTAACCCCCTCATCCTGATAAATACAGATACTTGATACATGACAATCCTTCTGGGTAAGGGTCACTCTAGCTGTTGTAAAAAGTCAGGGCTTGGAATTGCTAGCCCTGCATAATGGCTGGTCATTCTCTGGTCAGTGTGTCCGAGCAAAACGCGCGCAGCTTCCAAACCGTGTGCTTGTTGCACAGATTTGGCTCTGCCATTTCGTATTCCCCTGATCGTCCATTCAGGGCAAACATCAAGTCCTTTGGTGTGTTTACTCATAATACATTTTTTAACCTGTCTCTGGTAGGTTAGCCGTGTGAGAAATCCCAAGCTATTTTTCTCAGAGGGGAAGTAATAACCAGAATTAGCAGGGATAATTGTTTTCAAAATATTTATACATTTTGAGTTTAAAAATAATAATCTTTGTGAACCTCTCCACATATTCTTATGGTCCTGCAAATCCCAGACCCACATTTGATCACTGTTTCGGGTGATGTGTTTATCATTAATTTGGACAATCTCACAGGGTCTTGCTGCGGTGTGCCAGTGAAGCTGAATGAGTTGCTGCAGATGCTCTGGAAGATGTGGGATCATGCTATATATGTCAGCCCAGCTGACTGGTCTAGTTCTGACTGGAGGTCTACCCTGCCTTGGGTTTGGCATCCACATAGACTTGCATGCCAGATAAGTGGACTGTGAAACCTTGCCCTGCTCCCAGCAGAAACCCACCCACCTAATAATTCTGTGCAGGTATTCCCTGATAGTCTTGCGGGCCAGACCCTGAGCGATCATATGATCTCGGAACTTCCGCAGATGACTGACAGCTAATTTCTTGGGATCGGGTAAACTGACACACTCTAGGAACTTAGCCTGGGCACAGCGATGTGTGGTTAGTTCGGTGGAGTTTTTTAGATAGGTCTGGAGGTAGTCCAGAAAATTACGAAACGAAATGGTTACTAAACTTTTCATAGGGTTCCATCCTAGTAAGGGCAATTAAAAACCTTATCTAGGACAAACCACTTATTCGAGTCGGGGAGACAGGATTCGAACCTGCGACTTCTTGGTCCCAAACCAAGCG